GTTCTACATGATGACTATAGTTATCCTGTGGATGAGGGTCCTAATGATGGTAAGAAGAAAATTAATACCTATAAACATAATGTTATGCGAGGTACATTGCAAGGAAAAGCAAGAAAACCAAAAAATAAACGAAATAAAGCATGGGATGTTTACTTTGATGAACAAATGAAACAACACGCTTGGACAATTGACTATTATTATGAAGTGTCTGAGAGGTGGGACCATGAAGCCTGGGAGGAAGAGTATTATGATAAGCTCGAAGAGATGTATGAGGAAATGGAGGATAAAATCTACAGTGGTGAAACACTTACTACTCATGAATATAATACAGCCAGAAAATTTGGGTTTTTAGATCGTTTTGAACAAGTCAACATGAAAGTGAAGATTTGGGATGGTCATGAATATGACCATCTTCAGTATGATCATATGGGCAGACGGAATTATGACGATGATAATGAAACATTATATTATCGTGATGACAATCAGATGATTGGTTCCACTCGTGAAGAGTATGAACGTGAACGTGAAATAGAGGATGGAAATCCTGCATTTCACCAGAAAGGTGATCGTATTTCAGACCAAGATAAAAATTGGTTACATGACAACTACAAGAGTCTATACAATAAAAATGGTAGATACAGTGTCGATCAAGCTCAGGGTGAATCAAAACCCGAATGTTTTTTCCTCATTGATTGTGGTGAAGAGCTCGATTGTGACATACCAGAACCCTCTGATATGTTCAATGAAGCTAAATTGAGGGAACTCAGCAAGAGAAAACTTGATGAAGAAAATCAAAAAAATTGGATTTCTGTGGAGGAATCTGATAATAAAATACAGGACTTAACCCGTGACTATGAACTTAAATTAACTCTGTTAGAAGAGCGTAATAAAGAAGATATAGCAATGGCGTCTAGAGCACTTGAATATGCATACACTCAAAATGTATTCACAAGCAAGCAGGTCAAGGCCTATAATGAAGCTTTAACTGATGAAACACTTACTGTTACTGAATTATTGAAAGATAATAGTAGTCTAAGTGAAAAGGTTGAATCCCAAAAGAATTCTTGTAAAGATTTGGGAAAGCGATTAACAAACGCCCTTAAGGATAACGAAACCCTTAAGAACGATGTCAAAGTATTATCCATAAACCATAATGTTATACCTACATTAGAGAAAGAGAACCTTTCTCTTAGAAATGATATTAAGGTTTTACTAAACGACAAAAGGGAACTGGTTGAATACAATCTCCGTCATGACACATCTGAAAAAATTAAAGATGATGATCTTGATGAGTATGCTGAAATCAGAAAACAAAATATTACACTACACCTTGTCTCACCTTATGGTAAGAAGAAGGTTATAGAGAATAAATGCTCTATAGAGAAATGTAATAATATGATCTCCAAGAAGCTATTGGCTAAGTCATCTATTGTGTGTGAACAACATAGATTGGCTGCTGGTACTAGGGCTGCGGAACCCGAGAGTAAAAAACCCCGAAAATCAAAAGATGACAAACGGCTTGAGAATAAATGTAAAGCTTGTCATGTTGTCTTTTATTCTATCAAATCATCTGAATTTTGTAGTAGTTGTAAAAAGATTAGCTGCAGAACGTGTAATGAGGTTATATTAGGAAAAGATATCAAGAAGCATAATACTATGTGTGGTAAAATTGAAAAACCTAAATCAACACCTGTTGATGAATCTCATGTCACTGGAGGTATCACCTTACTTTCTAGTGATCAAACCAGTATTACTGGTGCATGGGTCATTGATGCTGATAGGAAAATCATAGCAAATGCAGAATTTGTCAAAATAAGAGATAAACATCATTTATTGTATTGTAAACATTTTTTACCTTACAAACCTAAATATTTGAAATCTTATCATGACAATACTGAGGTAGAACTCAATTTTGAAGCAGGAATTAAAGCCCCCGCTCATATTGACCTGATGGCTTTGCCCATCGAAAGTAGTCTAGCAAGTAGATTTCATTCGAGAGTTTGGAATCTAGATGTTGCACTAAAACAAAAAGAACAACCAATTGCTGCCACTTTAGACATTTTTAGAAATGGTAAGTGGTATCATTCCCCAACACAAAATGTAGGTAGATATGATAAAATTAAGGGCACATTAGATTATGCCGTTAATTCAGACAAAGGTGACTGCGGAAAGGCAGTACATTATGAGGGAGTACTTCTTGGTTTCCACACAGGAAGCTGGGAGGATGGTCTTTGGAATTTATTTCTTTGGTTTGGTACTGCTGGACTAAGGGAATATTTCAAAATGCTATGACTCTTAAGTGAACCTGGTTGGGGTTGTAAACATTATAGTATAACTCCACCTACTCCAGGACCAGGTTATGATCACATGACAAAAATTGGAGAAATAAATCTAACACAAAAATATGCAACGAAAGGAGACAATTTTTACGATGTTAGAGATGAAGTATTTATGGATTTTAGTAAAATAGACCCATTGAACGCTCAAATTATTTTAGATGATGCTACTAGCAGGGAAGTAAAACCCCTTGTTGATAGTGTAAAAGCAGCTATTAAAAAGAATGACGTTCCGTTTGTTTATCCTAATGATAAAGATGAGACCTATAGTTTAGCTAAGAAATATGCTAGACGCTATCTCGGTAAATACCTTCGTCAACCACCAAGCTTTCCACCTGAATATTCAGAACATGAATATAATGGAAATGCTTCGGCCGGTATAATTGGAAAGAAAACCGGCTTTCCTAAAACCAGTGACTATCTGGAGAGTAAACCCTATAAGGAATACTCTGTGGATATTGATCACATTCCGATCCAACTAGTTAATCATAAAGATGAATTTCTAGATATGGCTACTGATTTATCTAGAAATAAGGTTAGATTAGTAGATTGTGTAGATAAGAGTTTTCTCCACAAACAAAAAGTTTTATATCATAATCAGAATAAAGCCTTTGCCGAGGATTGGAAAGATGGTTTTATAAAATATGGAATGGTAAAACAGTATGGTGGCCTAAATGTTGTAGTAATACAATTTGAAGGTTGCTATCTTGTTTCTTTATCTGATTGTTCAGGATATGATAAAGTTGCCGTTCTAACTGATGTCTATGAATTCAGGAATGAAGAGATGATAGATGTCAGACGTCTTTGTGGTGATGGTTATCAAGATTTTATTGATGCCATCAAAGAGTATGTTACATACTATACTCTTAATCCTATTAGAGCACATTTTGATGGTAGTATTCTTTTACAGAAATTATCTAACTCTAGTGGACAAAATAACACTACAAATGACAATTCAATACTCCATGTTATTATGAAATTTGACACTTTCATAACTATATGGTTTGAAAAATATGGTCATATGCCCTCTTATCAAGAATGCATGGAAAATATGGTTTTAGCTATATATTCCGATGATAAGGTATTCGGTATCAAATTTCCCTTTGATACTGATAGGTATAAAGAAATTGAGACAAAAGTATATGGAAAATATGGTATGGTGATTAAAGCATCAGCATCAAAAGTAATAGAACATGTGCCAGGAGAACGATTTGCCGATGGTGAACTCGAATTCCTTGGAAGCACTGCGATTTGGTGTCCAGATTTGGAAATGTACTTACCCAGTCCCCGCATAGGGAAGTTATGCACTAGTTTAACTCGTGTTTTAACAATGGGAAAGAAACTCAGTAGACCTGAATTATTTGGCAAAGTGTTTAGCATTTACTCACTTTTACATGCCGTGAACCCACAACTCCAAAATGCTGTTCGTACTTATCTTAATTATGTCATTAATCGTGACGATAGTACAAATGAGGATATGGATGAGTTCACAAATATAATGGGGGAATTTTTCATTGATCCGTCTAACGTCAATGATCGTTCCGCCTTTAATTATCTGATGACTGGGCAGCAATGCTCAGGCACAGCAACTAAGCTATTACGGCCTAATGAATTTTTAAATAAATCAGGAGGTTTTTTATTTTTTTTACATTCTGTAGGTTGGTTGGAAGGTTTTAAAAATATTATGAAAGCTGTATTAGCCGAAAAGAAAATTGAAATTGACTGTGAGAAAACTGGAATTTCTGCAGCTGGATGTCATTACATTCAGTGTGCATTAGATCCCTTTTCTGATATCGCAGTAGATTGCGACGGATACCCAGATAGATTCACAGGTAAATCCGTTGTACAAAAAGTTAAAACTCAATACACAATTTCAGCACCCTCAGGTGTTGCTGGGAATTGGGATGCAAATGTTTATTTTGATAAAATTGTATCACAACATGATGTGAATTGGTTTACAACAAATGTGAACATAGTAGATGGCGTCTCTGGTGTGGTTCCTGCAAATGGAACTAACAGGGGCGGTGTTGAAGTTAGATCTGGCGCAGCTGGCGCAACACTCGATGATGGAAGTGTTGTTTCAGCAGCTTCAGTAGCATTAGCATTACCTGCTGAATATTTATCCAGTGGTGGTGTGAGGGTTATTGGAGCAGCATTTGAAGCCATAAATTCAACTGCACCTTTAAATCGACAAGGAAATGTCATTGTTTGGAGAGACAATGACAATGGCGATGATTTCTGTACCATAAACATTCAAACGTTAGGTGGTATGGGTGGAACTGATGTTGTTTCTAATGCATTTAGAACAATTGAAGCTCCAGACATCCCTATGAATGCCACTCAAGCCCTAAATTTCTACGATTCTAAAAAGTGGGAAGCAGAGCAGGGAGCATATTGCGTTGCAACTCTGAAACAGGACGGAATTCCTTTTGAAGAGTTTGACACTTTACCAATGTCTCCTGCCTCAACTTTAGTTGCGATTAATCAATTTCCAATTGGTTATCTCAACCCACATATTCCGGCATCGGCAACTCCAAAAAATATTGCATTCAGTAGTGTTACTAATGCAACAGGAACCGGTGCTAGGTTTCCATCGAATAATTCTACGAATGTTTCGATTCAGAGACCTATATTAACCCATCAATTTAACACAACAGGTGCATACTTCACTGGTCTATCCCCAACAACAACAATTGACATTGTAGTTCATTGGATCATTGAAAGAGCACCAAATGAAAATAATAAAGATTTAGTTGTCTTAACAAGAAGATCAGCCGGATTTGACCCAAAAGCTTTAGAGCTCTACGGTCGAGTTGCAGGCTTCTTGCCTCCTGGAGTTCCCAGAGGTGACAACGATATTGGAGATTGGATAACTGAAGTTGCAGATGTCCTTCATGAGCTAGGAGTTCCAGGAATGGGTCTAGTTAAAGGAGCTGTTAATGGAGGCAAAATGATGTATAATGCATACAATGGCCTATCTAATCAAAAATACGCTAATCCAAATTCATCAAACAAGGCAAGTCCTGGTATGAATGTAAAAAGGAAAAATACTAATCAAAAAGCTAAACAAAATGCAACGACTATGGCGGCACTTCGGCGAGAAAATGCTGCTATGTCTAGAGCAATGGATAGGGCTATTGATAGAGGATTACCTCCATTACCTAAATTACCAGGGCAAGCTTCTAAAAATGCTGCCAAAAATCGAAGACGTAAACTTTTGAAGAAAAATCAGAAGCTTACTAGAGGTGGTGGTTTGTTTCTTGGATAACATTAAGTTGT